CAAGCGCACCATAGGTCTGTAAACACTCCAGAATGATGTCATAGTGTTTGTTGACTACTGGCTTGATTGACTCTGCTGCTTCAAATGAAGTGAGAGGGTCTGTAGTCCTAACTCGTGGAAAGTTAGGTAAGTTAAACATTTTATCAAAAGCACTTTTAATATCCATCATTAACTCCTATTGGGTGAGGGGAAAACTGCTCGTCTGCAAGCTAGGAAAATCCTTTGCACAGCTCTCCCCTCGGGTTTATATTAACTCAGAACGGCATCGAATCATCGCTATCAAAGCCAGTAGCCTTGGAACGCTCAGAAGGCTTTGGCTTATATTCTTCTTTAGGAGACACCGCTAACCCCATGAATTTGCCTGACTTTCCTTCTTTGACCCAAGCAGAAATCCAGTAGTCTTTTCCTTCTACTGTAATATTTCCCTTGTACTGGGGCGACCTTTCGTTTTCAATTTTGTCTGATTTGAACAAAACACCACTGTTATCACGCTTTTCCATTTATAGCTCCTTAGCCTTTTTTAACGCTGAACGCACTTTACTAGGTAGGAGTGTCCACAGAGCAATCTTTTGTTGATCGTCTAGGTTCTCTCCTTCCAACTTATCCCAAGCTGCCTTGGGGTCACCTTGCTCACACATGGCAATCAATTCCATTGCCATCTCTTGCAAGTACTGTAATTCCTCTGGAGGAATATTATCTTGTGCGCCTTGAGTAGGTGTAATCACTACTGATCTGCCCTCTTCAGGTAAGTCTTCACCCGCATAGATGTACAAAGAGAGTCCATGCAAGGCTAGGGCTTTGGTCATACACCGCATGATGGCGGTATTGACTGCAAAGGCATCAGGATTAGGGATTGCTTTGTTTCTGTAGTCCATCACAGGCAATTGACAGGTCATGGGCTTTTTAAACATGGTGACAGTAACGAATACCATTGCTGTGCCGTTAATGTCCATGAAGCACTTGCCATCAAACATCTCTACTTTGTAAGTAGCGTCTGCATCAGCTTTAAGAGCCTCTGCCCATGCCCATGCCCATGATAGGTAGGACAGGCCGTTCTTTTTCTCAAGATGGTCGTTGACGTTCTTTGCCAACATCTTCGCAATTAACTCTTTGCGCTCAACCAATAAGCCTGGTTGGTTTGGATCATTTGTGTAGGTACTCATATTAACTCCTTTGATTTTCGTTTAACTCTTGTTGAATAATCTCTTTTTGTTGTTCAGGAAATAAATCCTTGAACTCGATAAAGTCTGCTTCTTCGCAGCAAACTATTTTATCCCCTTTGATTGTCAGGCAATAGGGGCAGTAGTGTATGTCTGAGAACTCTGACACATAAGTTTGGAATAGTGTTTTCAATGGAAACTTTCGTAAGCCATTGTCCACAGAACATCACCCGCCAGATCGGTAAGTTTATTCAACTCATCTTCTGTCAATGGTGTTCCATCTTCGTAGCATCCACCTGAAAAGTAGGCATCAGAGAAGTCTGGAAAGTCTCTGCTATCTACTCCATCTACTTCTAGGTCAATGACCTTTTTCCCATTAAGAATCGGCATATTAACTCCTGTTAAACGTGGACTACTGTTTGCCCACATCGATAATGTGCCACATGGATTCCTGAATTTACATAGGGGTTTTCCCTAGTTGTGGACACTTTTTTTCTATGCTAATCTAAAAAGACTTGTCCTATTAATAAATAGCCTTTCCTTCTCCTTCCTTCCTCTTATGCACATAGAAATCCTTGAAAAAAGATGCGCTGAAGCCTTGCTTGGGTACTCTCAAACAATGGCAGATGCTTATACAACCGAGCCAGAGGATTCAATTGCGGCTGTAACAGCTTTGCTTGCCAGAACGCTAGAACTCCATCTAAACCGCCCAATCAACCTGGAGAACCTATGACGCAAGAAGCAGTTATCAGAGCATTACAAAACGGCCCACTTACTTCCTATCAACTGGAAGACCTAACTGGCATACCCAGACTATCCATTGCAGCTTGTTGCACAAAGATGAGCTACAAGAAGAAATTAAAAATCGGAAAAGTTAAGATGGGTCGGTCATGGGTTTCTCAGTACACCTTAGCACCACACATGATTGAAGTTAAAAAGGTAGAAGAGCCTCGTGATCTGCTAAACCCCTTTGACATCAGAAACGCAGTTGGTATCTTTACCAAGGCTGAGTACGCTGTAATGAACGCCCAAGCCAGAAGATTACTAAATGGTAATCAAGATTACAAAAATGCAATAACCAATAATCAGTTCATTTGATACAATGTTTTGAAACACGGCTAGATGCGAAGTCATGAGCGCATTGAAAAGGGTTCCCACTTTCTCCTCTGCCGAGGTTTCTTTTGCTTTTAAGTGGCTTTTAAAGTGGAAAAAATTATGCTTTTACAGCCAAAAAATTGGGCTATCTTTCAGCACTACAAAGATCGTTGCCCCCCTTGGATAAAACTTCATCGTGACCTGTTAAACGATAGGTCTTATATGCGCTTGCCTATTGCTAGCAAAGCGATAGCACCAATGCTTTGGTTGCTTGCAAGTGAGTCAAAAGATGGTGTTTTTGATGGCTCACTAGATGAGCTAGTCTTTCGATTGCATATCACGCCAAAAGAATATCAAGATGGAGTTAAGCCGTTGATTGATAACGACTTTTTCATACTTGTTAGCGGAGTGCTAGCAGAACGCAAGCAAGTTGCTATCCCAGAGACAGAGACAGAGACAGAGGGAGAGACAGAGACAAAGAAGAAAGCAACTAGCGTTGCACCACCTATCGGTGTTTCTGATTCTGTTTGGCAAGAATTCAAAACATTAAGGAAAGCCAAAAGAGCACCGATAACCCAAAGAGCTATTGATGCAATTTCAAGCGAAGCGCAAAAGATTGGTTGGACACTTGAGAAAGCATTGGAAGAATGTGTTGTTCGTGGTTGGCAAGCATTCAAAGCAGATTGGGTTGTCAAACCAAACCCCGCAGACATTGTGAGGCTCACAGTTCCATCAAAGAATGAGCCTGATGCCGCTTTGGAAAAGATCAAAGCTGATGACCTTAAAGCCGCACCTATTCCGCTAGAAGTTTTAGCAAAGATGGCTCAGTTGAGGAAAAGCGCATGAAAGTGTTGCCAATAAACAACTTTGAAGTTGAGCCTTGGTTGCTTGAAAAACACTATGCCAAGCGGATGCCACAGATAATGTTTGCGTTTGGGCTTTACAAAGATGACATTCTGGTTGGCGTGGTGACCTACGGAATTCCCGCATCACCACCACTTTGCATGGGAATCTGTGGCAAAGAATATTCAGATAAAGTTTTAGAACTAAACCGAGTCTGTTTGTTGGACAACCACAAAAACGAAGCATCATTCCTTGTTGCGAACTCAATTAAGTTATTGCCAAAACCAATGATTGTGGTTTCGTTTGCCGACACAAGCAAAGGTCATGTGGGTTACGTTTATCAAGCCACCAATTTCCTCTATACGGGTTTATCCGCAAATAGAATTGATTGGACAATTAAAGGTCAAGAGCATAAACACGCCAAAACCATTGGCGATGGTTTGACCTTGGCAGAGATAAAAGAGCTTCATGGTGATGATTTTTACTATGTCGAACGATCTAGGAAGCATCGTTACATCATCTTTCACGGGTCAAAGACTGACAAGAAAGTCATGCGGTCAAAGCTGAAATACGAAGTTATGCCGTATCCCAAAGGCGACTCACAGAGATATAACTCTGGAACAACTGTAAAAACCCAACAACTTTTATTTGTATGAACTATTTTGAAGCTATGAGATTGCTAGACAAAGTGAAAGAGGGTGTGCCATATCCGCTTCACCTGATAAACAAAGCACTGGAGTTAACTGGTGACTTGGAGTAGAAGAAACACAGAGAACCCAAGCGATAGAGTAATTCTTGAGCAAGCCGAGGCAAGAGAACTCTATCGTAATTGGGAGTGGTCAAAAAATCGTGATCTTATTCGTGCCAGATTAGAACGAGCCGAGCGAATCTATGGCACTGGCGCAAGGGATCGAATTCGAGAATACATCAACAGAATGAGAGATGGGACACTTTTATGACTTTCATGGTGACTTTTAAGTTGGATGCTGACCCTGTTGGCAAACAAAGAGCAAGATACGCTAGGCGAGGAAACTTTGTCCAGACTTACACCCCTGACAAAACAAGGAACTACGAGGCTTTACTCAAGGATGCCGCAATCGAGGCAATGGGAAGTAGCGAACCCTTGGAAACCCCCGTGAGCCTGTATCTTTACATTCGAGTCCCAATCCCTAAATCCTTTTCAAAGAAAAAGGTGCAAGAGTGTTTAAACGGCTCAGAGCAACCAATGAAGAAACCAGATTCTAGTAATGTTCTCAAGAGCGTAGAAGACGCAATGAATGGAGTTGTTTACATGGATGACTGCCAGATCATCAACCACCATATCACCAGAGTTTACTCAACCTTGTCGGGTGTGGATATTTGCGTAAAAGAGTATCTACCATAGGGTAAATACCTATGGTATTACACAAATAATTAGGTAATATTTAATTTTTAACAGGAGTTACATCATGGAATCAACTTGGGAATTTGACACCACCATTGGTGCGGGTAGCGAAATCGTCACAGTCGTTTATGAGTATTCCTCAGACGAGGATGGCACTTATAACGAGTCTATAAAAGAGGTTTGGTTTGAAAGTCGCAATGTCATTGGGTTGCTAAGTGACGAGTCATTTAAGGAGTTAGAGTGTGAAGCGGCAATGCGGTTTCAGCACCATAAACTCAACTATAAGACCGAGGATGTATGAAGCTAGATGAACTCGAAAAGATGGCGAAGGAGACTGCCGCCTTTGGTGTTCATCCAAGTGGTGAATTCATTTACTCTTTTTACACTGAGCAATTACAAGCCTTTGCCGAACTGGTTGCAAAGCATGAACGCCCTTGGATTGGGCTAACTAGTGATGAACTAACAGATTTGTTTTATAACGAAAACTTAGGTCAACAGAGTGCAGTAGGGCAAGCCATTGCATTATTGAGGGAGAGAAATGAGCGATAACCCACACAAGGCGATACAGTTTCTGATCGACACTAGCCCTCTGTACGCCAAGGCTAAGGCTGACAGGATGTTTTTAGAAGGTTTTATTAAGTCCCGCAAGGCACAACTGCAAAGCCAAGCGGGAACAGAGGTAATTGGTAAACAAGAAACCTTTGCTTATGCTCATGCCGACTACATCGAAATCCTAGAAGGAATCAAGGAAGCCGTGGAAAGGGAAGAGCGTTTTCGTTGGCTTATGACTGCGGCACAAGCAAGAATTGAGGTGTGGCGCACAGAGCAATACTCTGCCCGAATGGAAATGAAGGCCACCACTTGAACAACAAACTGAACGCAAAGGAGAGGCTACACCTTGCGAGGGTCAAGTCTTTGCCGTGTTCAGTCTGTGAAGCATCACCACCTAGCGAAGCCCACCATTACAAACAAGGGCTTCAATACACTTGCATTGCTTTATGTGTAGATTGCCACCGCAACCCAGTGATGGGATGGCATGGTCAACGAAGGGCATGGGCTATAAACAAGATGGAAGAAATAGACGCACTAAACGAAACCATCCGCAGATTGTGCGAGGAAATGCCCACCAAAGGCTCTAAAAGCCCTTTCTAGGCGTTTTTGAGGGCTTGCCCATGCCAACCTACGACAGACAAGAAAAAACCCTCCTGAGAGGGTCTAAGGGTTTAGCGTTTCCCGCCAAGTATTCGCAGAATTAAGGCAATACACGCATAAATCATAGATCGTTTAAACACGCTGTGTGTATGTAGGTGTTCAAAATCTCAGCTTCTGGGTGATACTTTTTAAGTTCTGCCACCGCATCCTCTAAGGATTCTGCGCTTGTTTCGTCATATTCAGCGTGAACACAATCAGGGTATGGATAAAACTCAATGAGATAAGTTCTAAAAGTCATAACGCATCCACCAATTCAAGAGCTTGCGCCTTGCAATCTTCTACTTGGTCAACTGATAAACCCCTAGCTATTTCTTCCGCTAATTCGCTTGCTCGTTGAGCTTTGTGGTCGTCTGGTGCAGTTATCGCCAAAACTAGGCATTTTGTGAGTGCTTGTAATTGTGTCATTTTGTTTTCCAATTCATTCTGATTTAAACATTAACTCGGTTTCGATATATCGACAAAAAATTTGGTGTATTTCGTCCTCTTGTTGACCGCAGAAAAACATACCCGCAGTGTCTCCAGTTTTCACGCCTAAAGCGTCTTGAATGTGTCGGCAAGCCTCATGCAAAGCATTTTCGGCAAGGTTTTGAATGTCTTGTTTGTTCATTTATTCTTCTCCCAAATTTTGTAACCATTTGGCATTCTGACAATGCCATGTTGATGTTTAAAACGCTTGATTGCGTCTTTTTTGTCATATCCGTGTTGAGTCCATGCACGATG